TACAGTTTTGGGTTCAGCGACTGGAGAGGAATCTTCGGTTCTCCTGGAGCTTAGTTTTTTAAGACTTTTTTCATAAAAAGCCTCATGAAAGGGAAGTTTCGGCTTCCCTTTCTTTTTTGGAGCACATAATATAGAATGAACTCCAATCTAGGAACAAACGATCTATCGACTGACCTAGCAGACAAGCCAAGACGATAGAATTTATTAAGGAGACTTAGTATGGCAAAATCAACTTTTAGTGGACCAATAAGATCACTAGCAGGAGTTATAACTGCTGGTAATGCGACAGTGGTCAGTTTAACAGCAGACACAACTTTAACTGTGGATGCACATGCAGGGAAAATTTTAACAACTAACGATGCGGATGGTAAATTTACTTTACCAAGTATTGTTGCTACTGCTCCTGGAAGAGATGACGATCCTAACCAACTAAATAATTTAGGAGCTAGTTTCTTTTTCGTAGTAGAAACAGCAGCTACTGACATGGATATCTTAACTGATGGTACAGATAAATTTGTCGGTGGGCTTTACACTGGTAAAGACGATGCCACTGGTAAAACTTTTATCTCAGGTGCTAGTAATGACGTTATTACTATGAATGGATCAACAAAAGGTGGATTAGCAGGAAGTATTGTAAAAGTAACTGCTATCGCTTCTGCAAAATATGCAGTAGAAGGAATCATTTTAGGTTCAGGTACAATAGTTACACCATTTGCTGACGCATAATAGGAGAACATATGAGTTCATCAGACGTTAAAGCGTCGAAAGCATTAAGTGCAACAGGACAGTTGCAAGGTTTTATAGGTTCAGGAGCAGGCACAGCCACAAATCTTGGACCTATAAGAATACAATCTGTTCAAGCACAGTCTAGTGCAGCAGACGCTTCTATAAAAATATATGATGGAACGAGTGCAAGTGGGACTAAATTACAGATAGAATTTAAATTCGGTTCAGCAGCTAATGAGTCTTTTGACCATTACCTGCCTAACGACGGAGTTAAATTTGATTCTGGAGCTTATGTAGTTCTAAATAATTGCGATTTTTTTGTAGCTTACTACAACTAACATGGCAACATCGGGTACTCGTACATTTAGTTTAGATGTAGCTACCGCTATAGAGGAAGCATACGAGCTTGCAGGTTTGGAGGCTCGTACTTCCTATGATGCTGTAACTGCTAGACGTTCTTTAAACATAATGTTTGCTGATTGGTCTAACAGAGGTATTCAGATGTGGGAGGTAGTAAAAGTTGAACAAACTCTTACTGAAGGCACAAATGAATACACTATTTATGATTATGACATAGATATTCTAGACGCATACATACAAAGAACAGTAAATAGTGTTACTACAGACTATGAATTAGATAGGATTGATCGTAATGAATACGTTACTATCCCTAATAAAAGCAGTAAGGGCAGACCAACAGAACTTTGGTTAGAAAGAAAAATAACACCTGTTATTCATCTTTATCCCACACCAGAGAACTCGACTGACAAACTCGTTTACTATTCTTGGCGAAGAATACAAGACGCTGACGCTTCTATACAAGATATAGACATACCTAGTAGATTTATACCTTGTTTAGTATCAGGGTTGGCTTATTATTTATGTGTAAAAAAGAATGCACAAAAAATACCTGTAATTGAGCCTTTATACAACAGAGATTTAAATAACGCTTTACGTTACGACGAAGATAGATCAACAGCTAAATTTGTACCTAAGAAGGAGTATATTTAATGCCTTATGCCACTGGTAAATACGCAAAGGCTATATGCGATATTTGTGGCTTTGCTTACGATTATACAGATACAAGATTTACTTGGAGTCACAGTCGTGTATGTGATGAGTGTTTCGACTCTAAACATCCGCAACTAGACCCTGTCGTTGCTACTGCCGATGCAGAAGCTTTATTTAAACCAAGACCTAACCAACCAGCACCAACTACAGAGACAGGTAGAGTATTTACTTCTAATCCTGTGGGCGTAGACGGTAAGACAGGTATAGCTCTAAACGGCACTTTAAATAACGATCCTATAGGTTCTTCTTTCTTTTTAAAACAAATTAAATCTGCTGTAGGCACGGTATCTGTTACTACAGATACTTTTTCATTATCAGGACAATCTGCAACAGCCGCATTAGGGACTATAACTATAACAGGTGCCTCAGATTCTCCTACACTTACAGGACAATCTGCTACAGCTTCGTTAGGAACACCAACGATTACAACATCATCAATAACGTCTTACACCGTTACTGTTGCCTCTGGAACTAACTCTTATGGAAGCGGTAATAAATACTATTTAGATGGATCGGTTAGTCCGACAGTAAATTTATCAGAAGGCAGCACTTACAGATTTGATCAATCAGATAGTTCTAATAGCGGACATCCACTTAGATTTTCTACTACGGCAAACGGTACACACGGCGGTGGTTCAGAATATACTACAGGAGTAACTACGAATGGAACACCAGGAAGCTCAGGGGCATATACACAGATTACGGTAGCTTCTGGAGCACCAACGCTATATTATTATTGTACTATTCACTCTGGAATGGGAGGCACGGCGAACACACCATGAGTTTTACTAAATCAGAATTAAAAACAGCAGTACAGAATTACTTAGAAAATGACGAAACTACTTTCGTTAATACTATAGATACATTTATTAAAAGTGCCGAAGAACGTATTTTAAAAGCAGTACAGTTACCTGTTTTTAGAAAAAACTCTACAGGTACAGCAACATCAGGAACAACTTATTTAAGCACTCCGTCTGACTTTTTAGCACCGTTTAGCTTAGCGGTTCTAGATAGCAGTAGTAATTACAGCTATTTATTATTTAAGCACGTATCTTGGATTAGAGACTATACACCTGCCGCTGCAACAACGGGTACACCTTTGTTTTATGCACAGTTTGACGAAGATACGTTTATATTAGCTCCTACGCCTAATAGTAATTACACTTTCGAGTTACATTACTATTATCGACCTACTTCTTTAACAGCAGGCGGTGATTCAGGAACTACTTGGTTATCTACTAACGCTTCTAATGCATTGTTATATGGTTCTTTAGTTGAGGGTGCAACTTTTATGAAAGAAAGTGCAGAACAAATAATGATGTACGAACAAAGATTTCAAGATGCTTTAGCTTCGTTAAAAGTTTTAGGAGAGTCTAAAAACGTAAAAGATGAAGCTAGGTACGACAATCTTAGGAGACCAACAGGATAATGATAGAGATAGACGTAGTTAGCTCTTTAGGTAATATAGGGGTAGAAACACAAACAGATAGAGGTCAAACGCCAGAGTTTTGGGCGGAAAGACTTACAGATAGAATATGCGGTATATCAGAAAACGCAGAAGGACATGTTAGGCAACAAGCGGAAGCATTTAAAGTAGCGATTTATAATACCGTGCTGTATTATATACAAGAAGCTATTAAGAGTGATCGATGCACAATGTCTAATATGTTAAATAATCAAGGTCACGAAAACTTAGCAAAAATTATTAAGGAGCTTTAACATGGCAATAACATCAACTTTAACTTCAAGTTTCAAAAAAGAACTACTTGATGGCACGCATAACTTCCAAAGTGGCGGTAACTCTTTTAAATTAGCTTTATATACGAGTTCTGCAACTTTAGGAGCTAGTACAACTGCTTATTCTTCCTCAAATGAAGTAAGTGGTACAGGCTATACGGCAACAGGTTCTGCATTAACTAATGTAAGTCCCTCGTTAGATGGAACTACAGGTATTACTGATTTTAATGATTTAACTTTTAGTAGTGCAACAATTACAGCTAGAGGTTGTTTAATTTACAATGACACACAGTCAGGGGATCCTTCTGTAGCTTGTATAGATTTCGGAGGAGATAAAACCTCTACTAATGGTGATTTCACTATAGTATTTCCTGCTGCTGCCGCATCTACAGCTATTATTAGGATAGCATAAGGAGGAGGTCAGTGTGGCTTTCGTCCTTAACGACAGAGTAAAGGAAACAACAACAACCACAGGCACAGGCACGATTAATCTTGCTGGTGCCGCTACAGGTTTTGAAACTTTTGTTGCTGGGGTAGGTAACAGTAATGTTACTTATTACTGTATTGCTGGTAGAGGCACAACAGAGTTTGAAGTAGGTATTGGTACAGTCACTGATGCTTCCCCCGATACTTTATCTAGAACGACTATTCTTTCTAGCTCTAATAGCGACAGTGCTGTTGATTTTAGTGCAGGCACAAAAGATGTATTTTGTACTTTGCCTGCAGGCAAAACGATAAGAGAAGTAGATACAGCTCTTAACGTGCCTACAGGAACAACTGCACAAAGAGCAAGCTCACCTGCTGCGGGGGACTTTCGTTACAACACAACAACAGGTAGGTTTGAGGGCTATCTAGGTTCTGCTTGGGGTTCTTTTGGATCGTCAAACTCTTTCTTCACTAACATTTTTGCAGGCGATGGTTCAGACACAACCTTCACGCTTTCTCAAACTATAGATAACGAAAACGATTTATTAGTATTTATAGACGGTGTGTTTCAAGCACAAAACGTCTATTCAGTATCTGGCACAACACTAACTTTTGCAACAGCTCCTGCTAACGGCAGAGTAATTACCGTTTATTCTGTCAAAGCTGGTGTATCAGGATCGAACTATACTTTATCCACTATGACAGGAGACGGCAGCGATACCACGCTGACGCTTAATACTGATCCTGTCAACGAAAACAATGTTCAAGTTTATATAGACGGTACTTATCAAAATAAAGATACTTTTAGTGTATCAGGCACAACACTTACTTTCTCTGAAGCTCCGCCTAACAACACTAAGGTAGAAGCCATAGTCGCTACACAGACCACAATCAATACGGCTACACAATTATTAGACGCTGATGGCGATACTAAAGTCATGGTCGAAGAAAGTTCTGACGAAGACAAGATAAGGTTTGATACAGGCGGAACTGAACGCATGATTATTGATGATGGAGGAATAGTTGGTATCGGAACTTCGTCACCAACTAGCTATGCAAACTCTCAAAAAACATTAGTTATTGAGGATTCTGGTTCGCCTGCTATAGCATGGAGTGATACAGGTCAAAGTAAAGATTGGTTTGCGGTAGCACAAGGGAGCGGTTTATATTTTAATTATGCAGATGGTGGTGGAAGCAGTGGTGCTTCAAATGTTACAGATGTTTTATACTTAGATAATTCGGGAAATGTTGGTTTATCAAGCACAACAGCTAAAAAATTTGTCGTAAATCAAACATCAACGTCAGGCTACTTTTTATCAGGAGAGGCAAGCGGAACGGAAATAGCTTATTGGTATTATGATGCCAACCAAGTTCAGTTTGCCAGCAAAAGGTCTAACTCATACATGGCTTTTTTAACAGAAGATACGGAAAGGATGCGTATAGGCACAAACGGTCAGGTCAGTATTGGAATCCAAGGCTCAGGTGAAAAATTTTATGTTTTTGGAAACGATGCTGGATCGTACTTATCTCTTTTTTACCACGATGGAAATGATAATGATAGGTATGGTATAAGAATAGTAACAGGTGATGATGATGCAACAACGGGACAATTCTGGCTTCGATTTGATGATGGAAATGGTCATGCACAAGGCTATATTTACCATAATAACGGCACAGTAGAAATTAACCAAGCATCTGATGAAAGATTAAAAGAGAATATAGTTGATTCTACTTTAGAAGGTATCAATACTTTAAAAAACATTAAACAAAGAGAGTTTAATTGGAAGAGAGATGTAAATAAAACAAAAGTTATAGGTTACATAGCACAAGAATTAGATAAATCAGGAGATGGGGTTGTTGCTCCAGAAGATGACCCTGATAATCCTTATAAATACCTTGCTAAAGAAAGATTAATAGATGTTTTAATAAAAGCTACACAAGAACAACAAGTTATTATAGAAGACTTAAAAACAAGAATTGAAACCTTAGAGGGTAGCTAATGGCATTAACTAAAATAGATACAAATATGGTTGAAAACACGGGAGCTTTCGGCAGACGAAACATTTTAATTAATGGAGATTTTCGTGTGGCACATAGAGCTGGTGAGATAACAAACATTGGAGCAAATGCAAGTACTTACTATACTGCGGACAGATGGAAACTAGATATGGGCGGCAACAACTCAGG